CTTACATCGTCACTATAGATGACAGTTCACGGCAAGTGTTGGCTATTCGTCGGAACTATCGTGAACAAGATCCCTTCAAGCGCAAAGTAAATTATTTCGTGCAGTATAAATTTCTGCCGGGCTTAGGATTTTATGGGCTCGGATTGAGTCACATGATTGGGGGTTTGGCAAAGGCCAGCACCAGCCTTTTACGGCAGCTTATAGACGCTGGAACTCTGGCGAACTTACCAGCAGGATTCAAAGCTAGAGGAATGAGAATCCGCGATGAAGACGAACCGCTTCAACCCGGTGAGTTCAGAGATATAGACACCACTGGGGCGTCACTCAAAGAAAACCTCATTCCCTTGCCTATCAAAGAGCCTTCAACGGTTTTGATGACTCTTTTGGGTACATTGGTTGAGAGCGGCAAGCGTTTCGCAGCGATAGCCGATACGAACGTAGCCGACATGAACCAAGCGATGCCTGTTGGCACTACCGTCGCTCTGCTTGAGCGCGGCACAAAGGTCATGAGTGCGATCCATAAACGGCTGCACCATTCCCAAAAATTAGAGTTTCAACTGCTCGCGCAAGTGTTTGCAGAGTACCTACCGCCAGTTTATCCGTACCGCCCCGGAGTGGGAGCGGAAGATTTCAAGGTGGCAGACTTTGATGCGCGAATAGACATCATCCCAGTATCTGACCCAAACATCTTCAGCCAAAGTCAGCGGATAACGATGGCTCAAGAATTGCTGACGATGGTTCAGAGCAACCCTGACATCCATGGCCCTCAAGGTATCTATGAGGCTTACCGCCGTATGTATTCGGCATTAGGTGTGGATGATGTTGAGAGTTTGATACAACCGCCTCAAGAGCCACCACCGCCGTCACCTTTAGATGCTGGAATCGAAAACAGCGGTTTACTGGTTGGTCAGCCTCAGATCGCGTTCGCACCCCAAAACCATCGCGCTCATGTTGAAGCTCACAGGGCATTGTTCATGACGGAGGTGGTGAAAACTAATCCCGCTCTGCAAGGCAACATTCTTGCGCATATCATGCAGCATCTACAATTTTTGTCCGCAGAGTTGGCACAAGACCAAATACCTCCAGAACTGTCGCAGCAGATGGAACAGATCAACATGGCGGCAGAGCAAGGGCAGATTGATCCAGAGCAAGCGCAAATGATGAATCAAGAAATGCAAATGACTGTTGAGCAGTTCTCATCGCCCGTCTTGGCACAGCTAACCTCCGACTTGCTCCAAAGCATTGGACAAGGCGATGAAGAGGATCCGCTTGTTGCGATCAGACAAAGAGAATTAGAACTGCGAGACAAAGAGATAGATCTCGATCAGGCAAATTTTGAAAGTAAGCAGCAAGCGCGATCACAAGAGAAACTGCTTGAGGCAGAGTTGGCTAAACAACGAATAGACAATTCTAAGTCTATAGCAGACGACAAGTTAGATGTCGCTCTGAGAAGATTACAACAAAACGCAGATCTCAAACTGATGGAGATCCAGCAACGTAGCGGAGGAAGGCAATGAGCATAAGTTATAAGAAAGAGGCAATCGAAGCCTTGCGCGCAGCCAAGCGATTGGCAAGAGCGGCAGAGCGATCTGCGCTTGAGGCTGCTGAAATCGAGAAAGCAGCAAAAAAAATGGCGAGTGATGCTCGGATAGCAGAAAAAATGTCGCGAATTTTAGGTGAAACAGACGGCGTAGCTACCCCTGCTTCAGAGGCGGTTCCAGAGCCGGAGCCAGAGCCGGAGCCAGAACTAGAACCTATTGTTGAAGAAAAACCAGCAGCGAAGAAAAAGGCTGCGCCGAAAAAAAAGGCGAAAGCCAAAAAAAGTTAAGGAGTATCATGTGCCATTAAAAAAAGGAAAAAGCCAGAAGGCCGTTAGCGATAACATCAAGATGCTGAAGAAAGAGGGGCGTCCACAAAAACAAGCCGTAGCCATAGCAATGAAAACTGCTAAAGGCATGAGTCAAGGCGGTATCGTTAAGCGCGTCAAGAAAACAGTTCGCGGGGGCGGTGCCGCAACCAAGGGTTTGAACTTCTACGATATTGAATGATGGATGACGTTGATTTGGCTGAACGCCTTCGGCGGCTCATCGCTGAACAAAAAAAACAAATCTCCGACACCATGATGGATGGTTTGTTGAAAGATGTAGAACATTACAGAAACTTGCAAGGTCAAATACACACGTTAAACTTGGTCGAACTAGAAATCTCACAACACTTCAAGGAAGGTAGATGACACTCAGTTTGAAAGATGCGTTCGTAAGTCCAGAAGAGCGCGTGTTTGATCCGACCAAGCTGCCTGAGTCTGTTTTAGAAAGACTCCCAGAGCCAACTGGATGGAGGATGTTGGTCATCCCCTACATGGCAGAAAATAAATCCAAAGGAGGAATCGCACTCACTACGCAAACCATGGAGCGCGAAAATTTAGCGACAACGGTTTGTGCTGTTCTGAAAATGGGGCCGCTCTGCTTTAACGACGTAGAAAAGTATGGGCCAGATCCTTGGTGTAAAGTCGGAGATTGGGTGTTGATTGGCCGCTACGCGGGTTCGCGGTTTAAGTTGGAAGACGGCGAAGAAGTAAGAATTATCAACGACGATGAGATTAACGCAACAATTCTTGAGCCAACCGACATTAGGACTTACTTATGATTGAGAACCAGCAGAAGTTTGAAGAAGAAGAAATCGCGATCGAGGTAGATGCGAGCGAAGAATCCTCTCCCCAGGCAGATGAGGATGAGCTAGAGCGTTACACCAAAGGCGTATCAAAGCGGATTAACAAGCTCAATCAAAAGACCAAAATGGCAGAAGACAGAGCTCGCCATTTTGAAATGTTGACGCAGCAGAAAGATCAAGAGTTGCAGCGATATCGTGAGATGTATGCTCAGTCCGCACAGTCAGCTTTGGATGCTGAAGAAGAGAAGCTCAAAACTCAAGAAGCTCAAGTGGATGACATTTACCGGAAAGCGGTTCAAAGCTCTGATCCTGATTTGATGTCGAAGGCGGACACACTCAAAAACGACATTGCGATTAAAAAAGAAAAACTACGGTCTGCAAAAAACCGTCCTGTCCCTCAGCCGCAAGAATCTTTCCAGCCCCAATATGAAGCGGCACCACAGCCGCAAGCGCAAACTGAAATACAGCCTAGCTCTGAGGCTTTGGAGTGGCATAGCAAAAACAGTTGGTACGGAGACCAGAGTAAAACGGAGAACGTAGAAGCTACGCAGTATGCGTACTTCACGCACTATAACCTCATCAATGAAGGTTACGAACCAGATTCCGATGACTATTACAATGAGCTAGATACAAGGGTAAAAAGAGTTTATCCTAATCTCAGTTCTGAAGAGTCTTCAGAAGTAGTCGAACGAAAAACTGCTAGACCCCCTGTGCAAAGAGTCAGTAGTTCCTCTTCAGGAGGTCGGCAAAAAACACAAGGTACTGAAAAAGGCGTTAAGTTCAAAGAATCTGAGCTTGAGAGACTCAAAAAATTGAAACCGCACAATATGTCGGATGAAAAATGGTTGCAGATGTTAGCCAAAGAAAAACAAAAAATTCAAGCAAGAGAGGCATCATGAGTCAGAAACACCAGAACCGCGCCAGCCGTGAAAGCCAAACCCACGATAAACAAGCTAGGCGACAAGAATGGCGACCAAGGCGAAAGTTAGATGCTCCACCAGCGCGTGACGGATTTGTTCAACGTTGGATCAGAGAATCTATGCTCGGCCAAGAAGACAGATCTAATGTGGCTTCCCGGATCCGCGAGGGATGGGAATTGAAAAAGCCAGAGGATCTGCCAGATGGTTGGGACTTCCCAACTCTTGAGTCTGGGAAACACGCTGGAGTCGTTTATAGTGACGGACTGTTGCTTGCGGAGATACCAGAAGAAATCGTACAACAAAGAAACGATTACTACGAACGTAAAAACGCCGATGCTCAAAACGCGCTGGACAACACCATGTTTAACGAAATGAGAAACGACGGTAGATATGTTAAGTATGATCCTCAACGCGACACCCGCGTAACATTTGGCAAAAAGTAAGAGGACTAAATTATGGCTAATAAGGATGCCGCATTTGGTTTGATACCCGCTCGTATGATGGGGGGCGCTCCTTACTCTGGAGGTCAAAGCCGTTACCGTATCGCTTCCAATCAGAGTGGTGCTATATTCCAAGGAGACTTGGTGAAGCAACTCACTGGTGGTACGGTTTCTCGCGCCGCAGCCTCTAGCACCGTTCCGGTGGTAGGAGTTTTCAACGGAGTTCAGTACACCGACCCAACATCAAAAGAAGTGGTTTTCAAAAACCATTATCCCGGTTCGATAGTAGCAAGTGATATCATCGCATTTATCATTGACGATCCTAATGTAGTGTTTGAGATCCAAGCTGACGACACCTTCCCCGTAGCTGATTTGTTCGGCAATTTCGACATTGTAGACCAATCAACAACTGGGGATACCGCTTCTGGAAGATCTAACATGGAATTAGACGTAACTACTGGTGCAACAACCACTACGTTACCGCTAAAAGCTATTGATATCTCTCAGGATCCCGATAACGACGACGTTGCGAGTGCCAACACTAATGTCATGGTTGTAATTCAGAACCATATCATGGGTGTCAAAGGCGCTGGCCTAGCTTAGTAGGAGGCTAAAAAATGGCTATTTCAAGAGCACAATTAGCCAAAGAGCTTGAGCCAGGGCTTAATGCACTCTTTGGTCAATCGTATGATCAGTATGATCGCGAATACGAAGAAATCTACGCGATGGAAGACAGTCAAAGAGCTTTTGAAGAAGAAGTTCTGATCACTGGTTTCGGAGCGGCTCCGACCAAAACTGAAGGTCAGGGTGTATCGTTTGATACCGCTAGTGAAGGTTTCACTGCTCGGTATACCCACGATACAATATCGTTGGCTTTTTCGCTCACCGAGGAAGCGCAAGAAGATAATTTGTATGACTCGTTGGGTAAGAGATATGTTCGTGCTTTGGCACGATCCATGGCTCACACGAAAGAGGTGAAGGGAGCAGACGTTCTAAACAACGCTTTTTCAAGCTCTTTCACTGGGGGCGATGGCGTATCTTTGATCAACACTGCTCACCCGCTTGCGGGTGGTGGCACGTTGGCCAACAGAGCCACAACCATGGCTGACCTAAATGAGACCTCGTTAGAAGATAATCTTATCGACATCAGTACTTTTACTGATGATCGAGGCTTGACTATCTCTGTGCGAGCAACAAAATTAGTTGTACCACCACAACTGGTTTTTGTTGCTGACCGAATCTTGAATTCTCCAGCACGATCCGGCACCGCAGATAACGATCTCAACGCCATCAAGAACACAGGTGTTCTTCCCGGCGGTTATACGGTCAACCACTACCTTAATGACCCAGATGCTTACTTCATTCTCACTACGGTGACTGAAGCTGGCGAGGGGCTGAAGATGTTCCAGCGTACTCCGATGGAAACCAGCATGGAGCCTGACTTTACAACAGGTAACATTCGTTATAAGGCGCGTGAGCGCTATAGTTTTGGCTTTTCTGACCCAAGGGGAATTTTCGGTTCCCAAGGGGCGTAAAGCTCAAGCTACGGAAAGAGGGCTTCGGCCCTCTTTTTTTGTGCCTACCCATAAGCTAAACTCAAACGGTCTATGGTGATCAGATAGGCTGATCACTGGTTCAAAGGAGAACTGTATGACTACTCATTTTACTTCGGGCGTTACTAACGTCGCGGGAACAAGCACTTTAGGTAAGCTGAAGATGCCAGCCCCCGCAAAATACCATGTCTATCACAACGATTTTGACACCTATCTAGCGTCGGATTGGACTATCACCACCACCGAGGGCGGTTCCGGCAACGCATCAGAGGCTCTGGGCGATGGCGACGGCGGTTTGCTGGTGATCACGAACGATGATGCAGATAACGATAACGATTTTCTCCAACTGGTTAAGGAGGGGTTTAAGTTTGAGTCTGGTAAGCAATTAGCTTTCAACGCTCGTTTTAAAACTTCTGATGCAGATGCGAGTGATGTCGTAATTGGATTACAAATCACAGATACCTCACCCTTAGATGTCTCTGATGGCATTTTTTTCTTGCTCACTGACGGCAGCACAACTCTACAATTCATCGTTGAAAAAGACGGCACACAAAGCACGTTGGATCTTCCAACGGCGATGGCCGACGACACTTTCATGACTGTTGGCTTCGTCTTCGATCCCCGCGATCAGACATTCCACGTTTATCAAAACAACGCAGAAGTCGGCACTGTGGTTTCAACCAATGCCCCAGACGATGAGGATTTGACAGTCAGCTTCGGAATCCAAAATGGTGCCGCTGCTGCGAAAGTGATGACAGTCGATTACATCACCGCAATGAAAGAGCGGACTGCTAATACAGAACTTTAGGGGGTGACGTATGGCTGATGCAGTTGCAACACAAACCATCCAAGATGGTGAAAGAAACGCTGTCCTTCGCTTCACTAACGTAAGCGACGGAACGGGCGAGAGCAACGTTGTCAAAGTAGATGTGTCAGCACTTGCAAAAAATGCAAGAGGTCAAAGTTGCACAGAGGTTCATATACAACGAATCTATTGGGCAACGGTTGGTATGTCGGTCAAATTAGATTTTGATGCGTCAACGAATGTTTTGGCAATCGGTTTGCCAGCAGATTCGACGGGAGATGAGTATTACGACTCATTCTCTGCCATACCCAACAACGCTGGTTCTGGCAAAACAGGAGATATCTTGTTCAGTACGACTGGGCATAGTTCGGGCGACACTTACATGATTATCTTAGAATTGCTGAAGCGGTATGACTAATGGCTGACACAAAAGATGTGAAGCGAACTAAGTCAGGAAGGCTCGTTTACCGCGGCGAGTCCTTTCCTGGCTATAACAAGCAAGTGCGTACCTCTGGTGAAAATAAAAAATTTAAGGTGCTTGCGAAAAAGGGTGATCAAGTAAAAATTGTAAGATACGGCGATCCCAACATGGAGATCAAGCGTGATAATCCAGAGCGTCGCCGCA